TGTATGCACCTACGACGGCTGTCTCTGAAATCAACTTGCTGCGGGTTTCTTTGAGACTCGAGAAAACGCTTCTCACTAGAGGCGCAATTAGTGCGATACGCAGGGCAATGAACGAAGCATCACCAATATCTGGAGAAACATCCATAGATATGTCTACTGCGGAGATTATTTCTTTTTGGGTTGTTTGATTGAACTTATTTACTGCTTCTATTTGATAGCTGAGAGCAGCATTCATTTGATCTTGTGTTACTTCTTCACCGGTTCCGGCATCAAGGTTTCTAACTATTGCTGCTTTATATATTTTCTGCATCTCCTCAACCAAGGGCTGTGATGCAACACTTAGGGCAGCGAGTGGAACAATTGAAGCAGCATTTCCTGCTCCTATGTTGATCAGAGCAGAGTTGCCATCCTCGTTTAGGGCTGACATGACGATTTGTTCTTGGTCGTCAATGACTCTTTCTAGAGTTTTTTCTAGACTTTCCTCTAATCTGGAGAAATCAGAGGCTACTTTTGTTTCCCAAGAGTCGTTAGAGTCATTCAGAATAAAGGGAGACTCTTCTCACCCTCGGCTTCCTCGGTTGAAAGTTCACTTGGTACCTCTGAAGCTGGCTTTTCTATGTCTTCCACGCCAGAAACAGAGCCTGCGGGGGCAAACTGCCCACTTTCAGGATCAAACTCGGCTATTTGCTGCTGGGAAGCCTGTGCGCCTTGTGTTTCTAGCGGTGTTCCACTTTGAACCAATCCAGATCCAGCATCCATGGGCTTCTCGGTATTGGCGATAGGCGTAAGGGCTGGGTTGGCAAGGATTACGTCAGCAAGCTCTGAAACAACCTTCTTTCTTCCTGTAAGGTCTCGGTACTCATTGGCGCTGATAAGGCCCTGCTGATACTCCTGAAGATAGAATCTCTCGTTCTCCTGCTTACTTAAGATGAGAACTGGCACATTTGAGGTGTCGAAATCAAGGTAGTAATATGGGTCAATGGCGTCAAATGATCTAGCAATTAGGTCCAAGTGCGGAGACATGGTTTCCATCCAGAACACCTTGCCCTCTTCACCGGCATTTGAGAATGTTCTGTTTGCTGAGTTGCCGATAATTGACTCAGGTACGCCGAAGGCTGCAAGGATTTCCTCCTTGGTCAGCGTCCTCATCTGGATGTATGCGGCATCCCTTGGGCTTGCTGCAGTGTCAACGAAATCAGCTCCATCGTCTGATGAAATGACACCAACGGCCCCAGCACGACCAATATTGCCACGGAAACGAGATCTAAGTTCATCCTTGTCCTCTTCGCTAATTTCGCTTCTCAACACTAGAAGACCACCGGGTCTTCCGTCGTTGATTAGGAAGTTTCTGTTATATACTTTGGCTAAATTTTCTACCTCAATAGCAACACCAGCAGCCTCCATTGGTGTCATTGAAAGGTATGGATCAAGCGGGTGTGGTCTTCTTATCCAGATTACGTTTTCTGGCTTGATGATGCGTTTGGGTACGTTGTGCATCGCTACTTCGTAGCCGCTAACAAACTTATCAACCGATGGGATTGGTGAGGTGTATTGCGGTGGAAGTAGGTGAAGGGCGATTGGGGTACCATCTCGCGATCTTACGACTTCAACAAACACGCCTCGGCTGCTCATCATTAGCTGTGCTGAGAGTCGATACCTGAAGGCGAACGAGTTCTCTCCCATGTTTGCCGTGTTGTTGAAAATCTTCAGGATTTCGGCATCTCTTACGATTTCACCGAATGGGTTGTTATCTTTGCGAAATATTGCAGGAAGGCGTGCTTGGTTTGATGAGATTACGTCGATACATCTAAACACCCAAGTTACCTTAGCTACACCATCTCTGTAAGCCTTTTGGATATCCCAAGCGTCGTGGTATCCGCCGTCTACAGACAGTGACGGGTTGTAGGCAACTGGAGCACCTACTGAAATTTTGGCCTTCTTTTCTTGGACGCCCGAGTTCTCTAAAGACTTACTCTGTGTGTTCCAAGCCATTATTCAGCTCCAAGCAGATAGCCGTAAATTCCACAAGCTAGGCCAGCGCTTGCCAATCCGACACCTAGATTAACTATACTAATACCAAGGCCCAATAGAATTATACAGGATACCATAAAGAAATGAGCGATAGATGCCCTAGTGAATAGGCGCTGTAGCATTTTCTTCATCTTAATACTTTACCGACAAACGGCCTAGGAGACAAGTAAGTATGCCCAACGTAGAGCAGGACTGGGAGAAGATCAATGAATGGTTGCAGCCCAAGAGGTCAGATTATTGGGCCGAAGAGCCGTCACTAACTCAGAAAGTGTTTCTTAAGAGCAACGCCAAGGAAGTTCTTTTTGGAGGGGCCGCTGGCGGTGGTAAGTCATCTGCGCTTCTAATGGCAGCATTGCAGTTTGTTGATGTTCCCAACTATAGTGCTATTCTCTTCCGTCGCACTTACGCTGACCTTGCCCTTCCCGGAGCGCTCATGGACCGCTTTATTACGTGGATGTCTAACTACGAAGATGTACACTGGAACGCCAATCAGTACACGGCCACGTTCCCTAGTGGAGCAAGAATTACATTCGGATACCTGAATAACGTAAACGACTATCTTAGGTACAAGGGTTCGGAGTTCCAGTTTATCGGAATGGATGAGGTTACCGAAATCAGGGAAGCAGACTATAGGTACATGTTCTCCCGTTTGAGGCGTCCGAGCACTGGGCCGCTGTCTAAGGTGCCCCTCCGAATGAGGGCAGCTACGAACCCCGCACCCAACTGGGTTAGGCAAAGGTTCTTGGTAGAGGGCAAGGAAACTGGTCGCATCTTCGTCCCATCTAAACTTACCGACAACCCCGGTATCGATCCTGACTCGTATCGTTCAGTTCTGGCCGAGCTTGATCCGGTTGAAAGGAAGAGGCTTGAGTTTGGTGACTGGTGGTCAACGACGCTAGGATCAATGTTTGATAGAACTAACTTTGAAGTTATAGACCCTTCTGAAATTCCAGATATGGGGCCAGAGACAACAATGGTTAGATTCTGGGACTTGGCTGGAACTGAGCCAAGCCCATCATACCCCGACCCGGACTGGACTGTAGGCTGTCTCGGCATGTTTGATCGTGGTGTGTTCTATGTTCTTGATGTTCGTAGAATTAGGGCAAAGGGGGACAAGGTTGAGAAGTTTATTCGGGATACAGCAGAAGAAGACGGCCTTGAGGTTGCCATAATGATGGAGCAAGAGCCCGGATCTGCTGGAAAGAATCTTATAGACCAATACGCAAGATATGTTCTTCCGGGATACGAGTTCTACGGGCAGAGAGCAACTGGTGACAAGATCACAAGAGCCAAGCCATTCTCTGCTGCGGTAGCAAACGGAAATGTTCGTCTTGTTCGTGGGAGCTGGAACACTGACTTTATTGATGAATTGTCAGCATTCCCAGAAGCGCCGATTCATGATGACCAAGTTGATGCTACTGTTCATGCGTTCAACATATGCGCGGGTCTAGGAATGGTTAACAAAAAGAAGATAGAGATTATTGTCTAAAAAAGGGTTCCGGTCATTGGTGGACCGCCTTTGCCGGACTTTGCTCGGTCAATGCAAGCCGAGTGCGCCCAAGCCTCTGGGTCCGAGGCCATTGCGATTGAGTTGCTGCCGCCTTGGAATCTAACTTGCGCCCAGCCTGTTATCTTCTTATACAGCCCAACTTCTCCGGGGGTCAATAACTCGCCGCAGAAATCACACGGTTCTTTCTTCATGTTCGTCACCTTTCATTGATGCCAATATATTGTAAGCCATTAACTTCTTTCTGTTTATGAAGTTATCTAGCTCTAGCATCTGCTGAAGTGAGTCTGCTCGGTCTACCTGTCTGCCGTGGTCAAAGTATTCGCTAATTGCTGAATACAGAGACAGGGCAGTATGTCCATGTATTCCTAGGTTGTGTGGAGAGCGGTAGGAGTTGATGACATAGGAAACCACCTCTGTTCGGTGTTTCATCTTTCTAGTAGTGTCTGCTTCACTAACGGGCCATACGGTATCAAGAGCTTTTTCTACCCCGCCGTCAGTTGATGGCATTTTGATAGAGTTCAGCAAACTTAGAGATTTGTGAAATTCGTTAGT